GATGTCGTTCAACAACCTAACGGTTGTAGGCGACTATCAAAACGGCAACGTCTATAGCTTTAACTTAGACACTTACGCAGATAACAACGACGTTCAAAAATGGCTGCGCTCTTGGCGCGCGCTGCCAACAGATACGAACAACCTTAAACGTACAGCGCACCACAGCTTGCAACTTGATTGCCAGTCTGGCGTGGGCGGTGACTTGTACGCGGGTGTGTTGCTGCTTGAAACCGGATTTAAACTGCTGACAGAATCAGGCGACAACATTGCGCTGGACGCACCAATCACAGACGCGTTTGTCAGTCTGCGCTGGTCTGATGACGGCGGTCACACCTACTCAAACTACCACTTGGCCACTATGGGCCAGACCGGTCAATACGGCAAACGTGTGTTTTGGCGTCGTCTTGGCATGACCATGAAGCTGCGCGACAGGGTGTACGAAATTTCTGGGACCGACCCCGTAAAGATTGCGATCATGGGCGCGGAACTTATCCTAAGCCCAACCAATGCTTAACACACCCGTCACGCCCCCACGGGTCCCGCTGATTGACCCGCGCACGAATCTTATTGATCGTGCGTGGTACATGTTTTTTGTGTCGCTTAGCAACACCGCTGCGTTAGTCATTGACAACCCAGATGTTGGCCCAAGCCCTGAGACTTTACTTGCCAGCTATGACGCCGCGTTGCGCGCATTAGCGCAAGACGTAGGTGTACAGCCAGCGCCTGTTGATTCAAGCGCAACGTTGGTCAAACAGATTGAATCGGCTGGGTTTGTAGATACTGGTCTGCTGTCCACAGTTGCTGAGCTGCAAAAGCAGCTTGAAGGTTTGCAAGTGCAGCCTTTAATTGACGTAGCCGCAATTAACGCGGCGATTGCAGCTGGATCAACGGCGCCTGTGGTTAAGACGGCTGACTTCACGGTAGCTAGTAATGAGACTTGGATCATCAACAACAAGTCGGGCTCGACCTGCACAGTGACGCTGCCGACAGCGTCTGCATGGGTGGGGCGTTCGCTGACGTTTAAAAATATGCAGGCTCAGACTTTGGTGTCTGCGTCGAGTGACGTGGTGCCAATTGACAGCTTAACAGCAGGCACTGCAATTCTCTTGAATGTAATTGGCAATTGGGCGACAATGGTGTCTGACGGCACTAATTGGGTCATTATGCAAGCCGCATCAAACAACAACTTACTATTGGAGTAAACCATGACAGTGACCGTCAAAGTCTTTGTGCCGGCAAAATACGCCGAAGCAACTCAAACAACGCAGTACACCTCAACTGGTGCGACTGCCATCATCGACAAGTTTACCGCTACCAACGTCAGCGGTTCTGCTGCCACGATCAGCGTAAACTTGGTAACGGTGGCTGGCTCGGCCGGCAACACCAACTTGATCACCAAGACCAAGACCTTGCAGCCGTCTGAAGTCTACACTTTTCCTGAGCTTGTTGGCCAAGTGTTGGGCTCAGGCGATTTCATCAGTACAATTGCCGGAACTGCAAGTGCAATCAACATCCGCGTCAGCGGTCGTGAGGTGACTTAAATGGGATTTTTTAGCGAACTTGGCAAAATTGGAAGCAGCGTTGGAAATGCCATTGGCGGTGCACTAGACACTGTTGGCAAAATTGGCCAGTCTGTACTTGACCATCCCCTTGAAGCTGCTGCACTTGCTGCTGGCGGCTATTACTTTGCACCCGAAATTGGCGCTTGGCTTAATTCAGACGGCGCGGCGTTAGCAGGAACGGAGTCTGGAGTAGCTGCAGGTACTGTCCCAACAACTAGCGAAGCATTAACTGGACTTGATCTTGGCGGTCCAGGCGGTAGCCCTGCAAGTTGGCTTAACGGTGGCGGTGGCGCTGCTGCTGCCGGCGCAGGCGCGTCAAAATATTTAGTGCCTGCTGCTTTGTTTGGCAGCTCCTTGATTGGGGCAAACGCGGCTAAAAATGTTGCTGCGACAGGGGCACAAGCTGCTGCTGAAGCAAACCGTGTTGCGTACCAGATGTACCAAGAGCAAAAGGGGCTGCAAGAGCCTTACCGCGCTGCTGGGGTAACTGCGCAAAATAAACTGATGGATTTGTTAGGCCTTAGTTCCAACACAACAGGCGCTGACTACGGCAAGTACGGTAAAGACTTTGCCATGACTGATTTCACAGCAGACCCAGGCTATGCGTTTCGTCTGAGCGAAGGACAAAAAGCGTTGGACAATCAAGCTGCCGCGCGCGGTGGTTTGATCTCAGGTAACGCGCTAAAAGCATCAACAGCTTACGGCCAAAACATGGGTTCGCAAGAATACCAAAATGCGTTTAACCGCTATCAGACCAACCGCGCAAACCAGTTGGCGCCTTTGGGCAGTTTGATCACAAGCGGCCAAAACGCGGCGGCTAATACTGGCGCTGCTGCGGGCAACTACGGCGCTAACGCTAGTAACAACATCACCAACGCAGCAGCAGCTAAAGCGGCAGGCGACGTAGGCGCGGCAAATAACTTGACCGGTGGCTTAAACACCTATTTAAATTATTCGTCAAACCAAGATTTGGTGAACGCGTTGGCGCGTAGTAAGTCAATATACAGAGACTAAGATATGCCTTTTGACCCAAACATTGTTTTTCAAATTAAAGGCCTTGAGCTGCCTAATCAACTGGCGCAGCATGCTCAAATGCAGCAGATTCAGGCTAACCAACGTCAGGCTGAAGTCAGCCAGATGCAACTTGAGGAGTTGAAAAACGACCGCATGGAGATGCAGCAGTTTCAACAACAACTTGCAGCCAGCGGCGGCAATCCAGACTTAAACGCGTACGCTGATATGTTGATGAAGTCACCTAAAAACTTCAAGACAGGCATTGAGCTAAAGCAAAAGCTGAAAGATCAATCGCTGTACGAAAACTACCTTAAGTCAGAAAGTGGCGGCGGAGCACCCGCTATGGGCGTAGCGCCTGCGCCATCTATGGGTGCAGCACCTGACATGAACATAGACGCGGCACCTATCAACGCGATGGCCTCTCGACCTGCTGCACCAGTAAATGCGTTAGCGCCTCAACCTGTTGCGCCGGTCAATGCGTTGGCGCCTCAACCTGCCAACAATGAGCAGACGATTCTAAACAAGATTCGCATGCTGTCGGCCAGCAATGACCCCCGCGCTAAAGCTGAAGTAGATGTACTCAAAGCCCAACTTGGCGAAATGAGTAAAGTGCCTTCAGACGTTAGAACTATGCAATCGTTGGGCTACCCGCTCACAAAAGCTGGTTTTGCAGAGTACCGCGATGCTCAACGACAAGAACGTATGCTTACGCCTGCCGAAGAAGCGCAAAAAGTTCGCATAGCAAATGCAAGCCGCGCGCCTGTTCAGCCTGTCGCGCCAACAATTGCACAGATTGTGGACCCTAACAACCCAAGTCAAATGATTACGGTTGACGCGCGCCGATATCAAGGCGGCGGCATTGGCTCAGCTGGGGTATTGGGCGTAGGTGGTAAAGAACCTGGTGCTGCAGTTCGGGCTAATAAAGCTGAAGAAGGCAAGACGCAACTTGCGGATGATTTGGCTAATTTGCGCGCTTCATTTGACACGCTCAATACTATGCGCGCTATTCCAAACACAGAGCGCAACGCAGCGTCAAACATTGCGTCTTCGGTTGCGGCTTCTCGCGTGGGGCAATTGACAGGGCAAGCAATTGGTACTGAAGCACAAGTTGAGCGCGATGTCATCAACAGCGCGCGCAGCCGATTGGTTAACTCGATTAAAAATGCTACCGGCATGTCCGCTCAGCAACTTAACTCAAACGTCGAATTGCAGACAATGCTAAAGTCAATTTCTGACCCTGGTCAGTCATACCAGTCTGCAATCCGTATTATTGACGACATTGAGCAAGCGTACGTCAAAGGCGCGGGGATGCCTAAAAAGAACGCGCCAAAAACTGGCGTAGATATACGTTCGCAAGCCGACGCGATTTTAAGCGGGGGTAAATAAATGGCCACCGCAGATGAATACGCAGCATGGATTGTTAAAAACGCCGCTAAAAAAGGTACTCCCGAGTTTGATACCGTAGCTCAAGCATACCAACTTGCAAAGCAAGAAGGCGCGTCTGCTGCACCAACAGAACAACCTAAAGAGCGTGGGTTTTTAAGTACTATTGGCGCGCCTATCGAGGCAGTTTCTCAAGGTATTATCAGTGGTGGCGGCAACGTCATGTTTGGCGCGCAACGATTGCTGGGTAAAGGTCTTGAAGCGGCTGGCGCAACAGATACGGGCACGTTTTTACAACAAGATGCAGCTAGACGACTTGCGCAATCTCAAGCCGCAGCAGCACCGTTTAAACAAGAGTTTCCCATCTCTACGGGCGCAGGTGAGTTGGGCGGTGAGATTCTTGGTACAGGCCCTGTAGGCATGGCAATCGCTGCGCCATTGAAAGCAATCCCTGCCGCCGCGCCATTGGCACAAGCCATTCGCACTGGCGGATTTTCCAAAGGCAACACGGCTACACGCGCTGCTGGCGGCGCAACTTTGGGCGGTGCATCTTCAGCCGTAATCAACCCAGAAGACGCGGCGCTTGGCGCAGCTGTTGGCGGCGCTGTACCATTTGCTGGCCCTGCATTTGGGTATGTCGGCGGCAAAATTGCAAATATGCGAACCATGCCGCAAAATCGTGCGGCTAACCTTGCCCAACAAGCAGCTGGCGCTGATCTTAAAGAAGTAGTCAACGCATTGCGTAACGCGCCGCCTAGCGTTGGAGTTGCCCAAGTCCTTGCTCGTTTTGAAAATCCCGCGCTTCAAGCCTTAGTAAAAGACTCTTTGGAGTCTACGCCCGAAGGTGCTCAATACTTGAGCAAGCTGGGCACTATGACTGAGAAAGAAGCCGTTAACGAGCTTGCAAAACTTGCAGGTGGGGCAACAGCAGCGGATGTCCGCGCCACAAATGAACTGGCCAAATCAAACCTCAACGCTATCACTACGCCGATGCGCGAATCTTCATTAAACCGCGCAAACTTGGGTAAAGCAGTTGCTGAGTATGAAGCGCAAGCAGGTAAGCTAAGCGCAGAAGCCGCGGCCCAAGTACAAGAAGTACGTCGTTTGATTGATCTGGGCGACGTAGCGGCTGCGGCGGCACGTTTAGATGTAATCAAAGCGGGGCTACCCCCAAGTTCCCGTCTTGCTCCAGCTAAATCTCAAGCTGGTTTTTCAGATCAATGGGCGGCTACTTATACTTATCCAGGTAAATTAGCGCAAATGTCCGATGAATGGGCATCTCAAGCTGCTAATGCTTCGCTTGATCTTGGGCAAGGCGCGCGTTTTTCCCAAGCCGCGGCAGATGCTTTGCGCTCCGTCGGTATTAAACCTTTGGAAGGTGCTCCGCTTGCCAATCAAATTGCCGCTATTTCAAAAAACCCATCTTTTGCAGGGAATGATTTGGTGGAAGGCGCGGTTCAACGCGTTGCGGAAGACATAGCCAAATGGACTGGTCAAGGTGGCGTTATTGACGCTAAGGCATTAGAGGCCATTCGTAAAAATGCGGTCAATGCTGCAATTGCTAAATTGCGGCCTGGTGCTGATGCTACCGCCCAACGCAATTTAGCAGCAGGCGTAATGTCAAACATCAAACCTTTGATTGATGATGCTATTGAGGCGGCAGGCGGCGCTGGTTGGCGCGACTATTTGGCAACCCACGCCAAAGGTATGCGTAACATTGCGGAAAAGAAATTGACAGGTGAGGCCCTCGCGCTATTCAAAAACAACAAAAATGAATTTGTGCGATTGGTACAGAACGAATCGCCAGAGGCGGTTGAAAAAATTCTTGGTCCTGGCAGCTACAACATCGCAGTAGAGCTTGCGGATAGCACAATGGATGTGTTGCGAAAACAAGCAGCTGGTCATTTAGACCGCGTCGCTGCCAGCAAACAAGCCACTGACGGTCAAAAAGCATTGGCCACTTTAGTGTCTCAAAACACATCAATGCTTCGTTTTCCAAATCTTATAAACGCGTGGGCTGCTGCGGGCAACAAGACAATCAGTGAGTTGGAAAAACGCATAGGGGTTAAGACAACAAAAACATTGTCGGACGCTATGCAGAATCCCCAAACTGCGGCAAATTTGTTGGAATCAATACCTGCATCTGAACGAAATAAAATAGTTCAACTGCTAAACAACCCTTCAATGTTGGGTCTTAAAGGCGCTGCTGTAACCCGTGCTGCGGCTATGCCTACTGTGCCCACAAACGCCTTAGCCCCTTCTTCTCAAAACCAAAACGCACTAGCACCATGAGCGATATGATCACCAACACCGAGGCGAAGTTAATGTCCCATGAGGCCGTGTGCGCTGAGCGCTACAAAGGCATCGTCGATTCGCTCGACAAGGGTTCGCAGCGCATGACCAAGATCGAGTACCTGTTGTACGCGGTCATGGCTGCCGTGCTGCTTGGGCCAGGTTCTGCTGCTGAGTTCTTTAAGAAATTTATAGGGCTGAGAAATGAATGATTTACTCAATCTACTCAGGGGTATTGCGCCCACTCTCGCAACAGCTGTTGCTGGTCCTCTTGGCGGTGCTGCTGTTAGTGCCATTGCCTCTCGCCTTGGCGTCGGAGATACTGTGGAGGAAGTGGCAAAAGCGATTGCAGGCGACCCAGCAGCCGCAGCCAAACTTCAAGAGTTAGAGCTGGAGTACGCCAAACTCGACGCCGCTGACCGTGATTCGGCCCGTAAGCGCGAGGCAGAAATTTCCACCAGTGCGACAGCACCTTGGTACAGCAAGATGGTCACACCGTTCTTGGCGATGGGTATGTTCTTATTATGGTCAATAGTGAACGTTTTGTTATTGAATAGCAGCATACCTGATGCTATGCGTGAGATCGTGATTCGTATGCTCGGCAGCCTTGACGCAGCTACCATGCTGATCCTGTCTTACTATTTTGGCAACTCACACAAACACTAATATGAACTTGACACCCAACTTTACCCTTGAAGAACTCACGCACACTGACCATCGTGAGTTTGACAACACGCCCAACGATGCAGAACTGGCTAACTTGGTGCGTTTGGCTGACTTTCTTGAACAAGTCAAAGCTCTTTTGAATGGCAAACCAATTATGGTGAATTCTGCATTTCGGTCAAAAGCCGTAAATGATGCGGTGGGTTCAAAAGACACATCGCAGCACAGAATTGGTTGCGCGGCTGACATCCGCGTGCCAGGCATGACGCCTGATCAAGTCGTCAAAACCGTGATGGCGTCTGGCATCGGCTACGACCAAGTCATCCGCGAGTTCGACCGCTGGACGCATATTTCTGTGCCTAATACTGTTGCAGATAAACCACGGAAGCAAGCGTTGATCATTGACAAATCTGGAACACGTTTGTTTTCATAAATAGTTCATACTGCGGGTGCCTAATCCGCATATGAAACTAAAACGTGTAGACATTCGTCATTCTCGAATACAAACGGAACTGTCTGTACTTCAGAAGAAGTGCCTACCGTTTGATACGCCTTACGATACCAACTACGGGTACTGGTGGATTGTCTATGACTCATCCGATATGCCATGCGCTTTTGCGGGCCTTGTTCGTTCTGTTCGCTGGCTTGATACTGGCTATCTGTGCCGTGCAGGTGTGCTACCTAGTCATCGTGGACGAGGAGCTCAGAAACGACTTATTCGAGCACGTATTCGGCAAGCCAGAGCGCTAGGCTGGAACTGGCTTATCACTGATACATATCACAACCCCGTGTCCTCAAACAATCTGATAACCACAGGTTTCACTTTGTTCGAGCCGTCAAAACCTTGGGGTGCTGATGGCACTTTGTATTGGAGATTGAAGCTATGAAATTCGACGCAAACCTTGCGAGTTATGCAACAGTTCGTGACCTTGAGTATCTTGACGCCGTAGAAAAATACGGCAGCATTACTCAAGCTGCTAAACAACTAAACATTAATAGACGGGCAATTCAAAAGTCAATTGATCGCGTCAAAAAACGTGCAGCTATCGGTGGCTACAGCCCTGAACACGACATGACCCATCCAGTGCCAGACGGGTTTAAAGTTCGTGGGGTTTCTACCTATTACAACAACGAGGGTAAACCCGTAGGTCAGTGGGTCAAGTCTGGCATTGACGAAGAGCGCCAGCAAGAGATCATCCGCGAAGCGATTGAGGCGATGTGCCAAGAGATGCCAAAAGCGGACGTAACTATGCCTCCGGTTGGGACAGCGGATAACCTTTGCACAGTCTACACGTTAACAGACAGCCATGTCGGTATGTTGGCGTGGCACAAAGAAGGCGGCGAAGACTGGGATTTGAACATCGCCGAGCGTACGCTAGTAGGATGCTTTGAGCAAATGGTCATAAGCTCACCAAACGCCTCCACAGGCGTTGTAGCGCAGCTGGGCGACTTCCTGCACTACGACTCTGCCTTGTCTGCTGTAACGCCTACAAGCGGGCACTCCTTGGACGCTGACGGGCGTATGCCCAAGATGGTCAAGACAGCCGTACGAATCTTGCGTACAGTTGTCGCGCTTGCGCTACAAA